CCAACAGCAGTTGGCCATTGACCGTGAAAAGATTGCACAGTCCGAGAAATCAAACCAAATGCGTGTTCAAACACAGCAAAACATCGCTGATCAGCGTGCGGAAGTCGCACGTGAGCGTGCACGAATCCTGCAACAGGGTATGGAGAGACGTAATGCCAATTAAAAAAGGCAGGAGCGACAAGGTCGTGAGTGGAAATATTTCAGAGATTGTGAGAGACTATGAAAAGTCTGGAACGATAGGAAAAAGCAAACCCGCAAGCAAGGCAAAAGCGGTTAAGCAAGCGGTTGCGATTTCTTTGTCTACAGCAGGTCGCTCGAAAAAGATGCGTGACGGTGGTGTGGTTCGCACCATTAAGAAACGTGATGGCAATCAGCCCGTAAAAATTTACTAGGAGCATTTCATGCCCAATAAGTCCCAAGTTCGTAAGCCTACACCTGCTGAATCAGCAAAAATGGAACGTGCACGTCAGCGTCTGCAAGAAGCGCAGCGTGAAGAGCGTGGCACCATCAACAAGATGATCCCTACAATGGGAAAAGCCGCTCGTGATCAAGCAAAAGCTGCACAAGCGGAGATGGAGTCTGTGCCAAAGTCTGTTCGTGACTACGAAGACATGGCTGCTTCGGAAGTGCAGTACCCCGATGACGGCACAACGCCCGTCAAAAAGAGCAAAGGCGGTATGGTCACGGCTCGCGGTCAGGGCTGCGTGATGAGAAAGAAAGTTACTCGGATGCGTTAACCATGGCCACTAAGGTTTCACAGGGGGCGGTGCTCAAGGCGTCTTACAAGGCGTTGGAAGAGGATGACTCTTGCCCAATGCCGACGCAAGATGTGCATTTAAACCTGAAAAACCGTGACCACGCAGTCGAGGAGTATCACTATGGTCCGTTAAACCCTAACGAGCCTAATGATAAGTACTGGAAAGAAGCGGCGGATGCTTGGGGTGTCACGGTTCGCGAGGCTAAGAAGTCTCGCTGTGGGAACTGTGCTGCTTTCATCCAAACGCCCAAGATGCTTGACTGCATGAAGAAGGGCATTGAAGGCAAAGACAAGCTTGTTGATGATGCGCAAGCGGTGGTCGATGCTGCCAATCTTGGTTATTGCTTATTCTTTGAATTTAAATGCGCAGGGGATCGTACCTGCCATGCGTGGGTTGTTGGCGGACCTGTTACCTAATTTTCTACGCCTTCAGACGGTGGCTTGTTACTGTCTGCCTTACATGGAATAGACCATGCTTGAATTTGCAGAAGCAGTCCTGAAAGAAATCAGGAAACTGCAGCAGGACTCGGAGATGATTGTGCTCAATGGCACAATTGCTGATATGGAACGCTATCGTTTCATGATGGGTCGCCTCGAAGGTTTAAAAATGGTAGAGAACTCTGTTCGTGAATTATTGAAGAGGGCTCGACAAGATGATTTTTAACCAAGAGGGAGTGACCAGTGGAAGCTGAGAAGACGTTAACTGCGCTTGAGCGCAAGTGGCAGCAAGAAGCCTTGGAGAAAGGTCCAAGTCTAGACGACGCCTATACGGCAGACGGGGAATTCGATCCCTCGAAGCTTGAAGGCGAAGTAATGGACAGGATTCCAACTCCAACAGGCTGGCGCATGGCCATTTTGCCGTATCGAGGTGCGGAGAAATCCAAAGGCGGTATTGTTCTTGCCGAAGAAACCCAAAAGCGTACGCAATTAGCCACGACATGTGGCTATGTACTGAAGATGGGTGACTTGGCGTTTAAGGACGAGTCTAAATTCCCCAACGGTCCGTGGTGCAAGGAGGGGGATTGGATCATCTTTGGTCGTTACGCAGGTTCCAGGATCTCTATTGATGGTGGAGAGATTCGTATCTTGAACGATGACGAGATTATTGGCGTGCTCAATGATCCTTCTGATATTTTGCATATGTAAGGGGTAGTAAATGGATAACCAAGAACTAGAGTACAAGATCGGAGAGGACGAAAAGCCTGCTACGGTCGAGATTTCTTCTGATAACGAGGCGGTCTTGCAAGAAGAGCCTGAGCAGCGGGTCGTGACTCAGGAATCGTCGGACAAAAATGCTGACGGCGACGAAGAGCTTGAGGAATACAGCGGCAAGGTCAAGAAGCGTATAGACAAGCTTACGGCTCGCTTACGTGAGACACAGCGCCGTGAGGAAGCAGCCATTACGTTTGCCAAGAATGTGCAAGCGCGAGCCAAGCAGCTTGAGGAGCAGTTCTATCGCACGGATGCCGAGCGTTTGGGGCATGCTAAGAGTCGAATGGAAACAGAAACCATGACGCTCAAGCAGATTGTTCGCAAAGCGCGCGAGGAAGGTGACATTGACACCGAAACCGAAGCGCAAGAGCGTCTGACTGCACTTTTGTATGATCAGCGCCGTTTATCTGAGGCTACTACACAGCGCCAAGCGCAGATGCAGCAGTACCAACAGCAGCAAGAAGCGCTGCGCCAACAGCCTGTTGCCCCACCGCGGCGCGCGGAGCCTGATCCTCAGGCAGAGGAGTGGGCGGAGCGTAATCAGTGGTTTGGTCGCGACGTGGCCATGACACATGCTGCTCAGGGGATACACATTCAGCTTGTTAAGAACGAAAAGTTTGACCCAAACTCAAATGAGTATTATGATGAGCTAGACCGACGTATTCAGGAATCCTTTCCACATAAGTTTTCTGACAACGCCAATCGAAATTCCAGAGCCAATCGACCCGTGCAAACGGTTGCGCCTGCCACCCGATCTTCGGGAGTCAATAACAGTAGTTCCGCACGCCGCACGGTTAGGTTAAACCCTAGTCAAGTTGCGATTGCTAAAAAATTAGGTGTTCCTCTCGAGGAATATGCCAAGTATGTTAAGGAGTAAGCCATGAGTGAAATCAACGTGCCAAAATTGAATCGCAATGCTCGCACAGTGGAAACACGTGAGAAAGATGCGCGCCGTAAACCATGGGCTCCTCCGTCACGCTTGGATGCGCCCCCTGCCCCAGAAGGGTTCCGTCACCGTTGGATTCGTTCCGAAGTCAATGGCATGGATGACCGTATTAACGTGTCTTCCAAGCTACGTGAAGGATATGAGTTGGTTCGCGCCGACGAACATCCCGAATTCCAGTCTCCCTCGGTAGAAGATGGTCGTCACGCTGGTGTTATCAGCGTAGGTGGCTTGATGCTTGCACGGATTCCAGAAGAAACTGCAGAGGAACGCAAAGCATATTACGCTGCGCGAACGCATGACCAGTTAAGGTCTGTTGACAATGAACTGTTAAAGACGAATGCACATTCGTCCATGAAAATTAACAGGCCAGAGAGACAGACAAAAGTATCCTTTGGCGGCCCCAAGGACGACCAATAAACCCTATTAAGGAAATGACAAAATGGCAAATATCGACAAGCCCTTTGGTCTAAAGCCTCTCGGTAACCTTTCTGCTACTGGCGCACAGAAGCAATACGGTTACGTGATCGCTGATGATCAAGCAGGAGCAATTTATCAAGGTGACTTGGTTACCGTTTATGACGGCTACTTGGTTCAATTTGATCCAGCTACACACACTGCCGCTGTTGGCGTGTTTAACGGCTGCTTCTACAATGACCCAACCACAAACAAGCCAACTTGGAAGAACTACTACCCAGGTAGCGTGGATGTGACTATCGGCCAAATTCAGGCTGATGTCATTGATGATCCAAGCCAGCTCTTCATCATTCAAGCTGCGTCTAGCGTCACACAAGCACATGTTGGCTGGAACGCTGACGTGTCTGTTGGCACAGGCAACGCTACGACTGGTGTTTCTGGTATGGAATTGGCCGGTACACCTGCTAAGACTGCTGCGCTTAACCTGAAGATTGTTGGCTTGTACAACGTCCCAGGTAACGAGTTTGGCACGAATGCAGTTGTCGTGGTGAAGATTAACGAACACCTCTATGGCAGCGCTGGTGTTATTGGACAAGGAACCTAATCATGGCTATTTCACGCGCACAACTAGTAAAAGAACTTGAGCCTGGTCTCAACGCCTTGTTTGGCCTTGAGTATAAAAACTACGATCAAGAACACAAAGAGATCTATGACATCGAGTCATCTGATCGTGCTTTTGAAGAGGAAGTCATGCTCTCCGGTTTCGGTGAAGCTCCTGTTAAGACCGAAGGTGCAGGTGTCTCTTATGACAATGCACAGGAAGTCTACACAGCGCGCTATACACACGAAACGATTGCATTGGCCTTCTCGCTGACCGAGGAAGCCGTTGAGGACAACCTCTACGACCGTCTCGCTGCTCGTTACACCAAGGCTCTTGCCCGTTCGATGGCTACCACCAAGCAGATCAAAGCTGCTGCAGTGCTCAATGGCGCTTTCACCACCTCTATCGGTGGCGACGGTAAGCCTCTTTGCGCTTTGGATCACCCAACACTGGGCGGCCCAGATCTCAAGAACGAGCTTGCAACTCCTGCTGACTTGACAGAAACATCGCTTGAGCAGTCTCTGATTGACATTGCAGCTTTCACCGACGAACGTGGCCTAAAAATCGCCGTTCAAGGTTTGAAGCTGATTGTTCCAAAAGAGCTCCAGTTCACAGCCGATCGTATCCTAAAGTCTACACTGCGTGTTGGCACAGCCGATAACGACATCAATGCCATCAAAAACATGGGCATGGTGCCACAAGGCTACAGCGTCAACCACTATCTGACTGACCCAGATGCTTTCTTCATCCTGACAGATGCTCCAAACGGTATGAAAATGTTTGAGCGTGTGAGCATGAAGACTGGTTTCGAAGGCGACTTCGATACGGGCAACGTTAGATTTAAGGCGCGCGAAAGATATTCTTTCGGTTTCAGCGACGCCAGAGGTATTTTCGGTTCACCCGGAACTCCCTAATAAATCAAGCACTTAGGTGATTTAGCCCCCGCCAAAAGCGGGGGTTTTTATTTGAATTGACTACAAGACTTGTATTAGATACAATACCGTTACTGAGCTTAATAACGGAGAATAATTATGGGTACCACTCTTAAAAAAATAGCGGTTTATCGCATCCGCAATATCGTAAGTGGAAAGTTTTATATAGGTAGTAGTTCTAATCTATATGAGAGGTGGCGTACGCACAGACAAAAACTTCGGTCAGGCAAGCATCCCAACCAACATCTTCTAGCCTCATGGACAAAACATGGCGAGGAGGTTTTTAAATTTGAAATCATAAAGGAATTTAATTGTGCACAAAAGATGATGGCATACGAGGAAAAACTAATTACAAAGCATATTGATGACCCTCTTTGCATGAATTTAAGCATGTGGGTAGACACTCCCATGCGAGGAAGAACAGGCGAAAAACACCCTAGGTATGGAGTAAAGTTGTCTGAGGCTGAAAAAGATGTGCTTAGACAATGTACAAACAGACAATGGCAGCAGTCTGACCCTAGAACAGGAAAAACTCATTCTAGTGAAAGTAAAGAAAAAATAAGTATTAAAGTACGTAAGGCGATAGACGAAGGTCGAGGAGGTAAATTTATACCTACCGAAGAAACGCGAAGAAAGATGTCGGAAGCTTTAAAAGGTAATCAATGTGCCAAAGGGTACAAGCGCACAGAGGCAGAGTGTGAGGCAATTCGACAAAGAACAATAGGCAATCAACACTGGCTAGGTAAAACCCACACAATGGAGTCTCGCAAAAAAATGGGCCGCGCTGTTATTGCCGTATCTCCCGAGGGAAAAGAAACCGCTTACGACACGATATCGTTTTTGCAGACCGAAACAGGGCTTCTTTCACCAACAATTAATAGAAGTCTAAAGACCAGCAAGCCTTTGGCTAAGGGTAAGTTTGCGGGGTGGTTATTTCGTTACGTTTTGCCGCTTGACGCTTAACTTACTTAGTTTTTCTTCTTTTTCTTCGCCAGTCTTTTTCTTGACCTCTCGTCATGATGATGGATCCTGTGGCAATTAGCACAAAGCGGGACACACTTCTTTATTTCTTCTAGGGCGGCGGAGAAGTTATTGCAGCGCAGTATTTCAAATATTTTTCTGTCTCCTGGAGACGGAGACACGTGATGAAAGTCAATTGCCGCCGGATGAGATAGGCCGCACTTGATGCAACTGACGCTTTCTTTGTATTGTATCCATTGCGTTCTAAGTGACTTTTTCCTAGTTTGCGTTCTTTCTATAACTTCACTTTTGTTTGCTTCGTAGTGTTTTCTTGAATACTCACGATGCTTTAGCTTTCGCTTTTCTGGGTCTTTGTACGGCATCTGCTGCGTCCTTCGAGATATTTAACCGCCAGTATAAGCTATGCTTAAAGCCCCAAGGGATAGACGGTTCATACAACTTAAAACCTTCGCTTATTAAACTATTGCTGCTTGCTGGGTTTGCTGTTGTATCGGTAATAAGCCAGTTCCAGTTTAACTTCTTTGCTTTGTTTACCCTAGCACGAATAAGTTTCTTCTGTATGCCATGGCCTGTGTACTCAGGCACGACTCCGGCACGGCACATATAGCCTGTGTCCCACCACCTTGAGGAACGGGTTAATCCTGCGAACCCGACAGGCAGATTATTTTCCGTATATGCAATCCACCAGTGCCCGTGGGCCACGGCACATGGTTTGTCTGCAGGCAGACATTTCTTTTGCAGATAGAGCAATACATTTCGTATTGACATATCCCTTGTATCTACATAGCGTATGTGGAAGCGCATAATGACTCTCCTAGAGTCTTATTTATAGCGTATTTATGTTGCATATTGAAGGTTAAAAGAGTATAAATATGGTATCTGGGAACCTCCAGCTTTACTGACCGCCCCAGCGGACGATGCAGAGACAGTAAAGCAAAAGTACTGCATATACAAGGAATTATCATGGCACGTACCACTTTTTCTGGGCCAGTCAAATCGGACAATGGCTTTGAAGGCAATATCACGGGCGACGTAACCGCCGCTACCGTAACAGCTACCGGCGCTATTGCTGGTTTAACCCTCGCTGCTACTGGCACGGGCGGTGTTAAATTAGCCGTTCGCACACTCGTTTCCCTCCCTACTGCCGCTGCTGGCAATGCCGGAACCATTTACTACGTCTCTGGAACCTCGTCAGGTAACACTTTGGTGTTCTCCAACGGTTCAGCTAACATTGACTTAGTGACTGGCGTTGCTGTCATTGCCTAATTAGCTTCGCCCTCCTTGGAGGGCTTTTGTACTTCTTAGGAGCTAATGATGAGCTTTGCAAGCGATATTTCGGCGGTCAGCAAGACTGCGACTGGACAAGCGGTTAATGGACGTACACGCCTTGCGGGCATGTACTTCACCCATTCTGCTACACCTGCGACTATTACATTGCGTAGCGGTGGCGGGTCCGGTACTGTTTTACTGACTATGACCTCTCCTGCTGCGGCAGGATCTCAGGATTTGATTATCCCTGACAATGGCATCCTGTTTACGGACGGCATCCACATCACGCTCAGTAGCGCTGAAATTACCAGCGCAACACTACTGTTCGTGGGCGGCGCTGCGGCATAATGCCAAAGTCAATGGGGATAAAAACCTCTGTCAAGTCGGGCAATTTTCGCGCGACAAAGCAGGGTGCTGGTATGACGGAAAAAGGTGTAAAAGCCTTTCGTCGTGCCAATCCTGGTAGTAAGTTACAGACTGCAGTCACCGAGGACAAGCCTACTGGCGCCCGCGCCGCGCGCAGGAAGTCTTTTTGCGCACGGTCCGCGGGTCAGATGGCTAAATTTCCAGAAGCTGCAAAAGACCCTGATAGCCGGTTACGGCAGGCACGTAAACGATGGAAGTGTTAAGCCATGGAAATGATGATTTGGAATGTTATTTTGACAGGTCTAGGCTGTGACGGGCAATCATCTGGTCAATCTTGCCGTTTAAGCGCCATCCGTTCGCAGTCCAACCCGCTACTCCACCAATGACGAGGGCAGCGACTGAAGCGATTACGGTGGTCTTAAAATCT